GTCACCTTTATCGAGGGTCGCACCTGCAAGACGTCTGTCTACATAGGGAAACCATTGCTTGAGGTATTTTACTACATCTCGCTCTGCCCCTGCACCTTTAGCCTTAGAGGCGCGACCACTCATCTAGTACCAGCCGTTCTGATTATGAAACGCTAAGGCTTTTGATGGACTGCCGTAGCGATGCTTAATATATTTAAGCCCTAAGTCAATTTGCTTTAGCATTGGAGTATCCTCTGGCATGTTCAACATCTGAGGTATTCCATATGCAGAAGAACGCGGATTGTCTGCGGTGTAATCCCAGCGAGACTCCCTGTTCCATAAAGTAAACAATGCCTGCCACTCATGATTACTCTTGTAGGTCGCTAGGACTTTACCTCTAGCGATCTGTTTTGCCATTTTCTTCATCTCGGAAATAGACACCAAGACGATTGGTTTAGTACACTTTTCGACTATCTGTATTTGTTTCTCTAGGAACATCGCACCCACAGCGTGAGGCAAGGTTCCCACAAAGACTACAGCAGCCATAATCCAAGCGTATGTTGTTAGTTTCATTTTTACTCCTCAATTGGTGCGGTTGCTTGCGTTCCACAGTCAACACACTCCATATCTCTGAAATACATCCCAATAGTACCATCTTGATCGAAGGATACTTTGAGATTCCAAATGTAACATCCACAGATACATACCGTGGTTGGCTCACCACGTATATCCATTGCCCTTGTATAATCTGGTTTTAGTTCGTTTATATCTTTAGTCATCGTCATCTTCCCATTCATCAGGGTTTACGTCAGGAAACGGATTTCCCCAGTCAGGAGCGGGAACGATTGGATCGATAAAACTCATTTTAACCTCTCAGCGATGTCAGAAACATCCATGTATTCGGGATTAAAGTTCAACCACAGAGCAGTATTGCCCGATGGGTCTGCCTTACCATAACGGTTCTTCACTGGTGCTACGGCGATAAATCCAGGAGCATCAGAGCCAACTGTACAGATAAGGGCAGGTAACTGTGCAACCATACCCTGCAAAGCAGAGCGAGGTTGGCACGGTGTACCTGTGTAGGACTCCTTCGTATGATGAAGTACTACAACAGCAGCGTTAGTATCTCTTGCGAGGTACTTGAGTTCTTTCAGAGTAGAGCGCATATTTGCAAACTCTTCTCCGCCTTCGTTAGAGATATCCATAAGGTTATCAATAACGATAAGAGTAGGTGAGCATCCCCATAGTTCTTCAAACGCAGCAACCTCTTGGTCTAAATCATCTAGCGTAGGACTAGACTCGAAAGACCAAAAGATATGCTGAGCATGATCGTTAATAACTTTACGAGAAGTAGCAACCTCAGTATCTAGTAAAATTTCTACATCAGATTGAGGCTTACCAGTAATCATAGAGAGTAGTCGCATAGCCATAGTGTGTGCATTAGTATCAGCACTGACATACAGTGTTGGAACCTTTGCTCTTAACGCTATGGCTAATGCGACAGAAGACTTACCAGCACCAGGTGTACCAGCAATCATCGAGATTTCGGCACGCCGAAACACGACTTTATTTAGTTCAAAGGTACGAAAGACAGTTGGTAGCGGTTCGCCACCTATGTCCTTACTACCTACGGCGCGGGCAAGTGTTCTCATCTCTTAGAAAGTTTCCCATTCTGCATCGTTACGACGGATAAATACAGGCTGGCATTGATCAGGTGTCCCCTTTGGAGATGGGCACATATAGCCCTTCCATGGTCCCTTAGCCCCAGCACCTTGACGCTTTGTCATCATTCCATGACTGCAACGCTTTGATTCTGGTCCCACTGTATTACTAGGAGTTTGTGTTGGATGAGCAGTATGGTCGACTTGTACATTAGGGTAGACAGAACGGATGTTCTCTACTGCCTGTGATGCATTTTGTGGAGTACCTGCTAGTGATTGTGCCATCTGCTTAAGGAGGTCTTGTGACTCCTCAATGCCTACTGCACTTTCTAGAGCCTCGCAGAATCCTGCGTAGGTCTCTGATGCTACAACGAATATACGTCCGTCGTAGAGTTTGCTACTGACCTGGAAGTTACCAGTCATTTGTTCGTCCTCTCTTCATGATGTTCATGTTTGAACCCTATGTTTTCCCAATAATCTGCCCAGTCATCGATTGACTTCATTATTGGTACTATGCTGCTAACTAATGTGTCCATTGACATACTTACAGGAAGACTTTATACCACATCGACCACAGTTGGACATGTTAGGAAGAAAAATAGTTTCCTTGCGTGCTTTATCAAAGGTGTTGAGTATATCTTCTACTCGCTCTGAGTGCAAATTAGATAGGTTCCATAACGAAACGTAACCAGTACGTGCATCCCAGAAGCCTGCCTTATCGACAGAAATCCCCTGCTTCTCTAGCGCCCACGCATAGACTGCGAGTTGCAAGGGATGCCTCTGAGATGACGCACCAGTCTTGATGTCGAGGAGCACCCGATTCCCCTCGAAATCTACCATCACACGGTCAATAGCCATCTTTACAGATGAGTTATCGATCTCAATCTCGTACTCTTTTTCAACGAAGTCTTCATAGACTGACCAGCCGTTCATGCGGAACTTAGCCCAGTTCTCTAGCATCCAGCGACCTTCGCCATACCACCATGTCATGTCTTCTTTTTTGGCAAACTGCCAAGTGTTCATGTCGCCATTGATCTCTTCATCTATCTTGACTTGTTCAAACCATGCATCATTCCAGCATGCATCAAGCCAACCAGAGTCTAAGGTTACTTTACCAATTGTGTCAAAGTATTCGGTAGCCTTGTGCACTGCAGAGCCACCAGTAAACCACACTGCATGGGCTTCTTGCACGCCTTCAACTTTTTGTAAATAGTATTTCCAGCCACACTCTTGCCAAGTTGTAAAACTGGAATAGGAAATATGCTTAGGTAATTCGTTCATAATCATAGTGTATCACAACCATGGGACTCTTCGTAGTTGAATCCACAGTAGTAGCAATCCATCGTGTCTCCACAGGATTTACATACATAGCGAAACTGGCTTTCATCGCAGCACATATGGATAATATCAGCGATGTGGTAGTACTTATTTTCATCTATAAATTTTGTCATAGCGGTACGATACCATACGGGTTTCTTAAATGCTGTCTGAACCAGATTTTAAGAAACGCCCCCCTACCCCCCATAGAATTTAATGGTGGTTCAGGGAGTTGGAATCAGACCTATGTCGTCGCCGTCATTTGAAGTTTCCGCCCCACGGTTTCCCGCTCTACTATGATACACTAAAGATCCAAACAGTGGAGGGTCAAATGGTTGAAAAGAAAATTGGGAAGTTCTGGCTTGTTTATGGCAGGATTCATGGTTTTGCCATTGGAATTAGTTTCTGTTCAAAGAACTTAGATATTAACCTAGGATTCTGGTTTATAGCATTGGAAAAACAGTGGAGTGCTAATGGCTAGTTACGAATATAAATGTGAGGCAGATTCAGAGGTGGTCATTGTTACCAGAGGCATGACAGATGATGAGATCATACCTTACTGCGACACATGTAATGAGCCTATGACTAGGGTGTACAACCCTGCCCCTGTCAAGTTTAATGGGTCAGGATTCTACTCAACAGGCGGATAAAACGAGAAAAAACCCCTCGTCCCTAGTATTTCTACTAAGGAGAGGGGTAATCTCGTCTCTATGGGGCTACTAGAGGCCTAAATGGCCTACTTAGAGCCACGCCCAAAGGCAGTTGCAGATGGGTCTAGCCACTTAAGAAGCGGTCCAGCCAGTCCTGCACCAGCAGCCATGGCTAATACCTTAAGGTCTGTCTCACCAGCAAGGTAAAGTGCAACCGCAGCAGATGCTGCAGCACGGAACCAAGTAAGTGCGAGTTGTTTGAATTGCTCCATTATATCCTCCTAGGGGATTAGGATTTTGCCCCGTGTAACTTACAGCAGGTGCAAACTTCGGTCTTGTATGCTTTCTTTGCAGGTATTGAAGTCAAACTAGCAATAACCTGATTAAGGGTCTTAGGTTGGTTTAACCACCAGAACCAAGGGCTAGTGTCCTTAGATAGTTCAGGCTTGATGGAAATATGAAGATGCTTGTTGTGCTGGTTGGAACCTGTGTACTTACGGTTGCCTTCTTTAGCACGAATTTTAGACCAGATCTTGCCTTTGAAGATTAGATACTCCACGCGTGCATCTTCCTTTAACTTTTCAAATATCTCAGCACAGTCAATGCCATGCTTAGGGTCATCGGTCAAATCAACCGCTAGACCTGTGTTGTGATCAGACTTGGGACTCTGTTTGATATGCGCTTGTGAAGGAAGGAGTCCATCGCTGGCTTTCATACGCAATGGCGCTATCGCTGTTGCTTGACGCAGAACTGCAATAGCAGCAGGTGTGGCTCTCTTGACTACAGGTTTCATTCATCTCTCCCCTTGTTTAACATCATCTGATAAAGAATCTCTACTTTTGCTTCTAGTCTTGTAACAGAATCTTTAACGCTTGAACCACCGTTAGGCTTGAGTTCATAGAGATAATGTTTGACTAACCATCTGACTGAAACCGCAAAGGCTCCGACCAAGGTACATATTGAGATGGCTAATCCAAGCCACTGTGATACGGTCATTATAAAACAGTCCTGACTGTGATAGAAAGAAGACCACCGAATCCATCAAACTTACCTGACGGGGGAGTCTTACGGGTGAAGTTTACTCTTTCAATAATTGCTTGGACACGTTCTCCAGTGGTGAAGTCTTGAACATTGATGATGTCACCCTCTGCTTCGATGCCTTCAATTACTTGAATACGCTCCCACGCACGATTCTCATATCCAGTTTGTACACCGTAACGGTCAGTTTCTACGTCAAAGCACCAGACAGGAAATTGGATCAATCTCTGTCTCTTGGTGGCAGGTAGAGCCTTTGCTTGATAACCCTTAAAGACAGGGCCTAGACTGGTATTGCTTGCGCTACGTGAGAGCGTAAACTTGTATGAGACGTACTCTTGAGGTACCTCTGGGTTAGTAGTGGCTGCTTCTGGAGAACCTACACTACTGTTGTATGTTATGACATTGAATGTAGTGCTGTCTTGATCAATAATCTGGATGTCCAGAGCACCGTTAGTGAACTCACCACGACCACGAATAAGTTTATAGTTCTTAGGCTCGAGGGTTCCATAGCGGATAGCACCTGTAGTCAGGTAACCGCTTGTCCTTAGCACTGTGGCTGACTCTGTGTAGATAGCACCATTAGTTACTTCAAATTCTGTACAGAACGAAAGACGATTAGTAGCACCAATAAATGCAACACCTGTAGTAAAGTGAGTTGTAGTCTGGGATACCTGTAGATCATTAGCATAGGCAAAGCGTAGAGGCTCATCAAGGATGTTCTGTCCTAGGTCGATGCGGATAAGACCAGCATCTAAAGAACCAATACCAGAAGCACACCATGCAAAACGATCACGGCAGGCAAAGTCATAGACTGGTTGGCTTGATTCAAAGATAAGTGGACCGTAGGCAAGTGAGCCATCTTGGTCATTGATAGTTGATACTCGTACACCTTTAGATGTGCCAATAAGCATGTATCCTAGGTAATAGTATAACTTCTCAACAATTTCACCAGAAGGTAATTCTGCAGCAACAGAAGCCTGAGAAAGTGTAGGCATATTTCCAGTAGTGTTGAGTGTATACTTCTGTATAGTTGAATAGATACCTGAGTGACCCGCTGTGTAGATAGCAGGGCCAGATGCAGCAACGGATGTGTAGTGATAATTAACGTTGGGGTTTGTATACACTGCAGTAGGTAATGCGCTAGCATTAGGTGAAATCTCATATACTGCATTATTAACACATAGCACAATACGGTCTTTGATAAACTCCATAACTGCATAAGTAATGACAATACCAGTTGCAGTAAACATAGGTGATGGAATAGTTGTTGTATTATCGGTCAGTAACTTTTTATACATATGGATTTTATTGGCTCCACCAGACACGGCATTTGTTACCCAGTATGCATACACGCCATCATCACAGATAGCATAAACGGCTTCATTGGTTCCTGAAACATAGTCAATAAAAGGAGTTACTGTTCCGTCTGCAGAAATCTTATCTACATCAAACTCATCATGTAAAAGGACACCATTAGTGCTACTCCATTGAATAGAACGTACATGTTGATTAGGATGCTGGTGGTCTGTACCCGTAACCGCACCAGTTGTAGCGTGTGTATCTACTACATCTTTAAGAAGTGTTACCTGTCCTTTAGTCCAGACATCTACTCCTTGTGAGTCAGCAAAACGGTATGGGCTGGTCTCACCTGTAGATGGGTCATAGAACTTAATGCCACTACCTACGTGGAAAGATGACTGTGAACGAATCCACCAGCCAGTAAGTGACTGCTCACCAGGCTCTTTACCATTGTCAAACTGGTCCTTACGATAAGGAGCAGTCTCACGCTGGTAAGGATTCTGATCTGTAGGAACCATGAAGAATGGTTCTCCACCAATAGCAACGTCATAATCCTCAGCATTGTTGGTCCAAAAACCAGTAGTTCCAGGGTTACCAATGTTTAAGGGGATATTTTCCGTAATATCTGGCGTTGCCATTGTGCTCCTTAGTTGTTTTTAATTTTATTTATAAACTCTGCAAAGTTGCCACTAAACTTTAGTGTGCCAATATGGTTACAGGTCTTGCTTGGATCAATGAATACTTCGTACCCACCATCTCGTAACTTCTGGCAAAGCAGTACATCTTCGGAGATAATATCTCCATCTTGAATCTTGACTTCAAATACCCATCGGCGGTTAGCGCCATTGTGAACGTAGGCTTCTGAGTTGTCCCATAGATGCTTGATTGCATCCTTAGACATATAGAAGAAGCCTGTACCAATAGACTCGACCTTGATAAGTCCCTCATCATTAGTGATTAAATCTTCTGGCTTACACTTAACATTGTAGGATTCCTCGAAGATAGACTTCTTGATAACTGGTAGACCTAAGGCATCTTTGCCTGAGTTCACCACATCAATTGCCCACTGAGGGTTCCATTCCATATCAGCATCAATCCATAGGATGCCATCAAACTCTTGCTCTACCGCTAGGGCTAGCAGGTCATTACGGCTACGCTGGATGAGTGCGTCATAAGACATAAAGATTGGGTGGAAGTAGATGTCCGATTGCATACCAAGCAATGCAGTTTGATGCAGTGCACTGGCGTACCAGACATCTACTTTCCCATCGTAAGAAGGTGTTGCGATTAGTACTGTTTTCATTGTGTCCCCCGACCTTTTGTTACGCTAGTGAATCAATATCGAAATCATCAACCTTGACTTCAGTAGCCTCTACTGGAATCTGAGTTGATACATATTGTGACTCATATACTGCATCTAGGTGAGCCTCATTGACCAGTGCCCATAGTTCAGCCTTGTTGAAAGATGCTGGTGCCTTCTCAGCCTCAACCTCTACAGTTTTGTTGAACTTTGATACATAGTCATTGAGTGAGTACTCAACCTCTATATCCCACTTGATTACCTTGCCATCAAGGTCAACTGTAGGAGTAGCCTTAGTGATTGTCTTTACTGCGTTATCTGTATGTGACATTAGTTTACCTTTGCTTCTAGTTCAGCGACCTTTGCTGAAAGTTCTTGTACTGCCTTGACCAATATAGGGATTAGTCTACCCTGAGTTGCTTCTAGTTTTTCTGGATTATCGCGTAGAGTCAGTTGTAGGTACTCAGCAAGTTCTGCCTCATCCTCAGTTGCCATAAGTTCTTGGGCAATAAAGCCTGTGTCCTTGATACCAACCTTGCCACCGTCACGCATATTCCAAGTAAATGTAACTGGGTTTAACTTGTTAATAAAGTCTAGACCAACTGGAATTGACTCAATATCTGTCTTATCACGGGCATCTGATAAAGCGGTGATTGAGGTGACTTGGGCGCGAATTGTTGTAATCTGCGCATTACCTAGTGTAATGACGTTGTTTGCTGTATTAGAAGCAGGTTGTGCGTTGTAACCAATAAATATGTTATTAACGCCTGTTGTAACATTGCTTCCAGCAAGTCTACCAAATGCTGTGTTTTGATACGTTCCACCCGTTTGTCCATACAAAGCACCTGCACCTACAGCGGTATTTTCAAATCCAGTTGAGGTATTTAACAGCGCGCTTTCGCCAATTCCAACGTTTTGATAACCGCTAGTTACAGAGTTCAAAGCACTTATTCCCATACCAATGTTGTATGTTCCAACAGTATTAGAGTTCATTACCTGACGACCGATTGCAATGTTGTAAGAACCTGTAGTATTAGCCTGTAAAACAGCAGAACCTAAAGCAGTATTATAATTACCAATAGTATTGGCAACTAACGAGTTGTCTCCTATAGAAACATTTGCAATACCATATGTGTTTACACCTAATGTATTATGACCAACAGCAACATTGTAAGAACCAGTTGTGTTAGCATCAAGAGCAAGATACCCGACTGCTGTATTGTATGACCCTGTTGTATTTAGTCCTAGTGCCTCTTGTCCTAGTCCAGTATTTCCAATACCAGTAGTATTTGCATATAAAGTATTTAATCCAACTGCAACATTTTGAGAACCTATCGTATTTAATCGCATAGCCTGGTGCCCAATAGCAACATTTTGAGCGCCAGTTGTATTTGATAACAAAGAAAGTGAGCCAATGGCAACATTCTGCACACCAATACTATTTGTTTCCATTGCGCTTACACCAATAGCAATGTTGTATGCGCCAGTCGTGTTAGAAATTAAAGCCGCATAACCCATAGCAGTATTCTGAGAGCCAGTTGTATTGGCTTCTAATGTTCTAGAACCGACACCTGTATTTGCCTCACCTATTGTTGATGCTCCCAATGAGTTATACCCAATAGCAGTATTTTGATATCCAGTTGTGTTAGCATCAAGTGCACCAGAACCTACTGCAGTGTTTTGAATGCCAGTTGTGTTAGCCAATAAAGCAAAATAACCAACTGCGGTGTTGTTATTGCCAGTAGTGTTTGCATACAACGAAGCACGACCAAGCGCAGTATTGTTAATACCTACTGTACTAACAAGCAGTGCTTGTTGACCTACAGCAGTATTTGAAACACCAGTAGTGTTTGCCTGAAGTGCACCATCGCCAACAGCAGTATTTAATGTTCCTATTGTATTAACAAGTAGTGCATTATTACCAACAGCAGTGTTGCCAGTACCAGTAGTAATAGCCTTTAATGCATCAGTACCATAGGTTGTATTGTTACTAGCATCCGACTTCTTACTGGCTATGTCTCTTGATTTTGTCATTACTTAGCACCCTTCAATAGTTCTACTTCTGCTGCTAGTTCTTGGATTGCTTTGACCAGGATAGGAATGAGTCTGCCTTGGGTAGCCTCAAGTTTCTCTGGGTTGTCACGGTATGTGAGTTGTAGTTTATCTGCCATCTCGACTGCATCTTCTGCAGCCATTAACTCCTGAGCAATAAATCCAGTATCAGGTATATCTACCTTACCGCCATCTCGCATATTCCAGTCAAAGGTAACTGGGTTAAGAGTCTTAACAAAGTCAAGACCTACACCTAGTGGCTGGATGTTCTTCTTGTCGCGTGCATCTGATAGGGCGGTAATTGAGGTGACTTGGCAGCGCAAAGTTCCGATAGAACCGTTACCAAGTGTGACTGTATTGGATACACTTGCAGATGAAGGTTGTGCGTTGTAGCCGATAATTACATTGTTAGAGCCTGTAGTTAAAGTAGTACCAGCGCTATTACCAACTCCAACATTTTGAGTTCCAGTTGTATTTCCATATAAAGCACTAAGTCCTAATGCTGTATTATTGTTTGCTGTTGTATTAGAGAATAGTGCTGTTTCACCAACAGCAACATTGTTAGAGCCTGTCGTGTTGCTTTGTAAACTACTGTTACCAACTGCAACATTTGAAGTACCAATTGTATTGCTGTTCATTGAGTAACGACCAATAGCAGTATTCATAGCACCAGTGGTAGTAGCAGCCAAAGCATTTAAACCAAATGCGCTATTTCCCTGACCAGTAGTAACCGATGTTGATGCATTATGACCCATTGCTGTATTTTCAATAGCAGTTGTTGCTGCATCTAAAACAAAACTGCCAACTCCAACATTTGCAGTACCAGTTGTATTAGCACCTAGTGTTCCAATACCTACTGCAACATTTGAATCGCCAGCATTATTCTGTAAGGCTCCCTGTCCTACAGCAGTATTGTAACTTGCGCCGCCACCTGCAGTTGCAGTATTCATTGCAAGAGAACCAACAACAGTATTGTATTGTCCAGTAGTTATTGCTCTAAGTGATGCGTGACCTAATGCCGTGTTTTGTCCACCAGTTGTAATAGAATCTGCTGTTAAGTTACCAACAGCAACATTGTAACTACCAGTTGTATTAGCGCCAAGAGCGGTATATCCAAATGCATTATTGTTTATACCAGTAGTATTAGCATCAAGAGCATAACTACCAATGGCTGTGTTTTGAACACCAGTGGTGTTAGCAGCCAAAGCAAGTAATCCAACACCAACGTTATCTTGACCAGTAGTATTAGCCTTTAATGCCTGTGGGCCAAGTGCAACATTATAAATACCAGTAGTATTTGCAGTTAATGCAACAGTACCCATAGCAACGTTTTGTTCACCAGTAGTATTGGCTGCTAAAGCAGAATCACCAATAGCAACATTATAATTTCCTGTATTAACAAGCAAAGAGTTTTGACCAACTGCAGTATTGCGTTGACCAACTAGATTAGCCTTGAGTGCTTGATATCCAATTGCTGTATTATTAGTACCTGTTGTATTAACATTTAAAGCAGTTACGCCAAATGCTGTATTGTTTGCAACTGAACCAGCACCAAGACCAACCTTAACTGTGTTAATAAGTTGGTCATTAGTAAATGTATTCTGTACATCAAGCATTGCTGAGTTAATTACAGAGAAGGCTGTAAAGGTAATTACTTCTAGTTCATCGCTGACTGCAGTACCACTAGCCAAAACAATGCTTGTACCATTAGTTGCTGTGTAGTCATTAGTGCGAGACTGTAGTACACCGTTGAGGTATACCTGCTCCTTGCCTACAAGGTAGGATAGGGTTGCACCATTAGCATCAGTGCCAGAGAATGTTGTCTGACTTGCTGTGGCTACATAGCGGTAGCGGAAGATAGCAGCAGTAGATGAGATTGAACCCCACGCTGTACCTGACCATACATACATTGTGTTATCTACTGAGTTCCAGTAAAGAGCACCAGTGGCAAGAGCGTTTCCGTCATTGTCTAATGTAGGAGCAGATGACTTAGAACCTAGATAGCGGTCATCAAATGAGTCAAATGAAGCAGCAGCATTAGTTGCGCTAGTAGATGCAGCCGAAGCGCTAGATGCAGCATTGGTCTCAGAAGTGCTAGCAGCAGATGCTGAGGTAGCAGCGTTAGTTGCCTGAGTAGAAGCAGTGCTTGCTGAGTTAGATGCCGATGTTGCAGAGTTACTAGCGTTAGTCGCTGATGTGGATGCAGCAGATGCACTAGCAGTTGCTGAAGATGCTGATGATGTAGCACTTGATGCAGAAGCAGTAGCGCTAGTAGCAGAACCAGAAGCAGATGTAGCAGAGTTAGAGGCTGCAGTTGCAGAGGAAGCAGCAGCGGTAGCGCTGGCTGCAGCAGCAGCAACCTGTGAGGATGCTCCTGTATCTACATAGTTTTTAGTTGCACCATCTTGTGCATTGGTTGGGTCTCCAAGACCTGTAATCTTAAATGTTCCCATTGGAAGAGCACCAGTCATGGCCTGTGTGCCATCACGGTTTAACTTACCGTTGTTTAGGGTTGCATAAAGGTTAGGGTCTGAGTTTATAGCAGCAGAGATTTCTGCAAGAGTATCAAGAGTTGAAGGAGCAGCACCAATCAAGTTAGTAATTTGTGTGTCTACATAGCCCTTAGTTGAAGCATCTGTAGATACTGTTGGTGTTCCAAGGTTAGTAACCTTCTGACTGTTAGCAGATACAGCACCAGTAGGTGCAGCCATCTGGTCTAGACGGCTAGTACGGACTTGTGTATCAAAGTCAGAGATAGTAGATGCTGTCTGAGTACCAGTATGGTTAGCACGAGCAAGAGGGTCAGTTGCCAACTTAGATAGTGCAATTGCTGCAGAAGCGGAGATATCTCCATTAACAATAGTTCCATCTGTGATGTCTGCGGAAGTAATGCTTCCAGTCAGGCTTAACTTGCTATAGGTAATACCAGCAGAAGCGTTGATATCTGTGTTAGTAATTGTGCCATCAGCAATCATTGTGCTTGTGACTGTGCCAGTGTCAGCAACAGTTACTGCTGTGCCAGCAATCTTAGTCTTGTCAATTGCAGCAGCGGTATTGATATCAGCGTTGACGATTGTGCCATCTAGAATCTTGGCAGATGTAACTGCGCCGTCTGCGATGTCGCCAGCAACAATAGTGCCATCGGCAATCTTAGCCGAAGTAATCGCGCTATCGGCAATATCTCCTGTAGCAATTGTCAAATCGGCAATCTTTGCTGAGGTTACTGCTGAGTCTGCCAACTTGCCAGTAGTGACGTTAAGGTCTGCGATCTTGGCTGTGGTTACGTTGGCATCAAGAATCTTTGCCGTAGTAACATTTGCATCAGCAATCTTAGTAGTTGTGACGTTAGCATCTGTAATCTTTGCAGTGGTCACAGCGTTTGCCTGTAGCATTGCTGTGGTAATCATGTTTGTGTCGGTTGTCTCTAGGACGTTGGCAATAGTCAACCCGTGAGCAGTTGTCTCATTCTTGATGTGGTTGTTAGCCTCGCGGAAGTCCACGGCAATAGCCATGTGACGAACCTTGGCACCTGCTGAGTGAGCAATACCAGAAACGCCTTCTGTACCAGTTCCATCAACACCACGAATAATTGTGATTGTCGTGCTGGAAGGAGAGGTAGGAGATACGGCATAGACAATTTCTTCAAGGGCTGTATCTGGGTCGATGACAAGTGTAAAGCGTTCACCAGAACCAGGCGTAATACTGCCAAGTACCGCTGCTGAGTTTACTGTCATAGTTGTAGCAGTAGTGTTAATTGCTGATACTAGAGTTGTCTCTTGTGAGATGGATGAATAGCGGCGAACTGTCATATTTTAGTACCTCGTGTAATGGATTCGGGTTGGATAAACGTCACGGAGTTTCTTAGTTTCTTCATTCAGTCTCTGCTGATAAAGTGCTAGAAGGAAACGAGTTGTTGAAGCACCAGAGCCATACTGAATCTTGGTATCGGCTTGGTCTGCTTCTGCGGATGAATAGTTGAGGCGACCTGGGTCAATAAATGATGCCAGGCGATATGATGCGCCGTAAAGGATTACATCTTTGCAAGATGAAGGTAATCCTGTAACAGTCTCAAATACTGCACTAGATGCTGATGCTTCTAGCGTAGTAGGCTTCTTAGTGTAGTAAACCTGTACAGTGCGACCTGCTTCAATACGATCATAGATTGAAATACTGTTGCTAGTTGTAAATGCAGTAGAGTTTGCAAGAGGGTCATGACGCCACCCCTTCATAGGTAGCCATTCTTCTGTAGGTCCAGTTGTCTTCCAAGATACATAGAGGACTGTTTGAACCTCAGCAGGAATTGAGTATGCTGTCTTAACTGAGTTATAATTAAAAGTATAAACTCCTACGCCAAACAGGTTAGGAAAGACTGCATCGATAGTATCGTTGATAGCCTTCTTAACTGTAGCCTTAGGAAATGTTGGTGCAACTGTAACCTTAGTGTTTGTTGTATGAGCAGCCTTAGTAGTACCGTGGTATCCACGGCCATAAGGTGCTGCAGTAGCAGTAGACGAGATACGATCATAGTTATCTAACCAGATCAATTCATCATCAATTTCGACAACACCTTTACCAATATTGGTAGTATTACCAAGATTCAAGACAAGGCCAGTATCGGTCACATCTTGTGTGAGGTGCGTAGTACGGTCTTGCCTCAATGTATAGCCTGATAGATTGAGGAGAACCTCATCTACCAAATTGGCGTAGGTGGTTGTCATTTTTGTCCTTTAGGTTGAATTACTTAGTTTTCTTTACAGGCTTTGAAGTGAAAGGTTCTTTCAAAGCACGACCTGCGCCAAATACAAATTTAGCAAACGGATCAGTTGTTCCTGTCTTCTTAGCCATTGGCTTTGAAGACTTAGTTGATGCCTTAGTCGCGGCTGCACGAGCAGCGTCTGCTGACTTAGCAACTGGCTTTGAAGGCTTTCTTGCACCTGCGCGTGCTGCATCTGCTGATGAAGCCTTTGCTGGGCCGTACTTAGCCTTTGCTGCTGCAAGACGGTCAGCGCCATACATACGGCGTACACCTTCTTGGAACTCGCGTGCTGCTCCTCCTGCAGTTCTACCATTGGTACCAGCCAACTTAAGTGATGCTGTCATACCCATACGTTTAATATCTTTAATTGTTGCTGCTGATACGTTTCCTACAAGTGCATCTCCTGAGAGACCTTTTCCGCCACCCTTAGGATACTTACCTGCTGTACGTGTTGCTGGCTTCTTTGACATTGCTGCCTTACGAGCCTCATCTGCTGTTTTTGCCATTACCATTTCACCTTATCTGCCCAATATGCGGCACTCATTTTTCCTTTATTGATATTGCTTGCATGACGCGCCTTAAAGGATTTGCGACGCGCTGCATATGATGCAGACTCTCCTGCTTTTTTAGGTGAGCCAGAAACGCCTTGTTGTCCAAAACGAATGGTTTTTACCTGGCTACCTACCTTAGCCACAACTACGTGTGACTTAGTAGGGTGGCTTGGAGTGCGCTTAGGCTTGTTATAGCCTGCGACTCCTGCCCGATTTAATCTTGAGTCTTTCATCTGTAACCTTTTGTTTTCTTTGCTACTGATTTAGGTTGCTTTACAAACTGCTTACCCTTTGCATTACCTTTGGCCTTGGCTCGATTAGTAGCAGCCTTTTCTGCTGGGCTTAATGCTTCCCAAGCAGCAGACGGTAAATATCTTTTCTTTCCCTTAGAGGGCTTACCGTCTGAGGTCTTCCACTTCTGTGCAGTCCACTTCTTGAGTGACTGCTGAGACTTAGCCAAAACCATTACTTGTACCCTCCGCCAGCCTTTTTGTATTCAACAGCAAGTAGTTGTGCTTTACGCGCAGACCACTCACCAGGGTCACCACCCCTAGAGCCAGCCTTAATCTTCTTAAACAAAGAAGCACGCATGCCAGGCTTGGTGTAGTTACCAGCAGCATTTACTTTAGATTTTGCGGCTTTCTTGACTGGCATTTACTTTTTCTTTACTTTGACTTGCTTGCCTGTCTTGTCATCGTAACGACGACCTTGAAGGGCTGAACCAAATAGTTGACCAAATGCTTTATCTTGCTTACGACGAAGCATGTTTGCACGCTCATCTGTTCCAGGGCCAGACTTATTCATTGCCTCACCAGTTGCCTGGTAAGCACGGAAAGATTGTCCAAGTTCTTTCTTAAGGTTGTCCAAGTAAGATACTTTCTTAGCCATTAGTACATACCCCCAAATAGTCCACGTTTTGCAGCCTTCTTAACTGTCTTCTTCTTTGCAGTCTTCTTCATTGGCTTACCAGTCTTCTTAGCCTCAGCCTTAGCCGCTGCCATACCTTTTGCTGTGTAAGAGAATTCTTTCATTCCTACTTTTGGCATTATATTGCTCCCACTTCTTTGAGTTTAGATACTGTCTTATTTTGGATTATCTTGCTATCACCCATGGTGTTAGCATCAAATGCCTTGCCCATGACATCAGAGGCACGACGTGCTTCCTGAATCTTCTTCATAGTTGTACCAGCAGGTTGAATCCCCTCAGCGCGTGCTGCGCGATAGGCATCTAACTCACCGTCCCACTTCTTGTTACTTACCATCTTGCTAGATGATGCATCTCCTGGACTCATTTGCAGTCCAATTACCTTGCAACCAAAGCAACCTTCAACATCCTCTGGATGATCTTGTCTATGTCTCATACCGTCTCCACTGTGTATCCTGCAGCCTCAAGGTCTGCCTTCTCCCCTGGGCTGACTTCATAGGAGTACCCTCCTAGATATGCTTCTTGAGCAGCCTCTACCTCTTCTGAGGATGGATAGCGCATCTCGTAGTATTCGCCATCTATCTTGAGAACTGTGATGCCTCTTACAAGCCTGTAACGGCTGAATAAGCGACCTTCACCTGCAGGGCCTTCGCTTATTGTAGGTGTTGTGAATCTATATGCCATTTAGCCTCCTAAGCCGTTTTATGGATAGAGCAGGAGTTTCCCCCTGCCCCACCCATCTAAATACTTAGATTACTTTTTATGCGCGAACAGAAGAAGCAGTCTCAATGCGATATAGCGCATCTTGACGGTAGATAGACCAGTTGATGATACCGTGCCAGCCGACTGGGCGGAAACGGTTCAACTTGTCTACAACGTTACCAAACTCAATGCCTGGTTCCTTCCATACTGCTTCAGCAAGTGCTTGCTGTCCTAGTACG